TATGTGGGACAAAACAACCAACGTGCTACTCATACTAAGAGTTCTGTTATTCCTACCCCTATTTCTGATATTGTTGAAGAAGTAACTGGAGTAGCAAATGATTTCGGACCACCGAAATTTCACTCTTGGAAAATGTGGCAAGAATCTTTAACGCACTCTGCCAATCCAAGTGCTGGTGTTGAACCATCGCTTGTTGATAGTGCCGTACAAGACTATTGCAATGGACTAACTGAAGTCCTTCTCCATGAAGATTTCAAGGAAATGGTATTCAAAGAATTGAAGCCACTTGACGACATGCAATCATTGTGTGGAGTTGATGGCAAGAGATTTATTGATGCTATTCCGAAGGGAACTTCTAAAGGCTTTCCTCTTTCTGGCCCTAAAAGCGATTGTATTCGCTTGCTAGATCCTGAGGACTATCCCGACCATATGTGTCCCGCTGAATGCGATGAAGAAATTATGGAAGAGTATAGGAAAATGGAAAAGCTGCTCGCTAGAGGTGAGCGTTGCTATGCTATTTTCAAAGCCTGTGTTAAGGACGAGCCTACAAAGAAAGGCAAGGACAAAGTACGTGTGTTTCAAGCATGCGAATTTGCTTTCCAATTGCTGATCCGTAAATACTTCCTTCCCATCGCTCGTATTATGTCGATATTTCCTTTGACATCCGAGTGTGCTGTAGGAGTAAATGCTCAAGGTCCAGAATGGGACCAACTCGCTAAGCATATGTTGAAATTCGGTTCCGACCGTGTTTTTGCTGGAGATTACAGTAAGTATGATTTAAGGATGCCTGCATCGCTTATTCTTGCTGCTTTCAAAAGCATGATCAATATTGCTGAAGAGTGCGGAGATTACTCTGCTCCTGAACTTTATGTTATGAAAGGAATTGCCACTGAAATTGCGTTCGCGTGTGTTTCTTATAATGGTGATATCATTATTCATCGTGGATCTAATCCATCAGGACAAAATCTCACTGTATACATTAACTGTATTGTCAACTCATTGTTAATGCGCTCTGCGTATTTTCATATGTGGCCTGCCGAACTCGGCCCTCCTCAACCTTTCCGTAGAAATGGTTCGATGATGACATATGGTGATGATGTATCTGGTTCCGTCCGCAAGGGATTTGACTGGTTCAATCATATCTCTTTTGCTCAATTCTTGGCTGAACGTGATATGGTTTTCACAATGCCAGACAAAGAATCTGAACCAACACCTTATATGAATGATAGAGATGTTGACTTCTTGAAGCGCCATAATATTTTCAATCCCGAAACAGGATTGATCCACGGTGCTTTACAGGAGGCATCTATCTTCAAGTCACTTCACTCTGTTTTGAAGTCTAAGGTTGTTTCCCCCCAAGACCAGAGTGCCATGAATATTGATGGTGCTCTCAGAGAATGGTTTCAGCACGGACGCGATAAGTATGAATTGCGCCGTCAGCAAATGATTCAAGTTGCCGAAAAAGCAAA